AACATTCAAAAAACTTTTAAGATTCTTACTTATCTTTCCCATTTTGAAAAGACCAGACAACCCCTTACCAAGATACTTTGTAAATCCTTTTACTGTACGCATGAGGAATTCTTTTTTACCTGTCATTAGATAACCAACAAGACCTGCACCAGCAAACGCTGCACCAACACCACCGAGTAATCCCATAAGACCACCCTTATTTTTGCCTCTTGCTTTCTTATCATTATCTCTAATTTCTTTAAGTAAATTTTCCATATCACCTATGTTTTTTCTCATTGGTTCATCTGGATCTTGTCTTCTAACTAAATCTTTTGTGGTCGTTCTTTGTGTGGATTTTTGATGTGATGAATCTTGCAAAAACTGTGCAATCTTTGTTTGAATTCTCACCGTCTCAGGATTGCTCTTAGACAATAGCTTGGCTTGCTCTTGTAGTGTTCTATTAAGAGTTGATAATGATGAGTCAATACGTTTTAAAGTTTTAGAACTTTCTATTTGGACATCAGCATTAGCATTAAAAGCCTTGGCAGTATTATTAAAAATACCACCAATCTTTTTTGATAATTGATCATTACTACTCTTTACAAATTGAGCAGCTTGATTATTTTTTAAAAATTCATTTTCTCTTGGTTTATCAGGCATGATAAAACACACTCCCTATCCATTCATATTTTTAAATACATTTGAACCCAGATTACTTAGAGACATTCTACCATCAGAATCGTTTTCCTTTGAATTTTCTTTTTTACGGAATTCAACTAATCTTTCGTAGTGCCATATCAATTCAAAGTATTCCAAATTGTTGTAATTTGTAAACGTCCCGAAATTGATATTAAGTTGAAATTCGATTTCCCACAAATCACTTAATTGAACATTTGGGAAGAAAGAAGTCGCTACGAAACGTTACGCCCATTGGGACTACACCTCCGCACTCAGTGCATTCGATGTTCATGTTTGGTTCAATGCCAATTCCATATTTGTCAAGATATGTTGTTACATATGACAAATCCCGTGGTGTGAAATCCAACACAAAATTATATTTTTCTGCTAATGTTGATTGTGTATTACCATTGATATTTGTAATCATCGATGCTAATGCTAACAACTCAGTGTCTATTTCACCCAACAGCTTTTCATTGATCTCTACAAATCTTTCAATTTCAAATTCATCTCTAATTTTCAAAAATCGCAATTTGATTGCATTGCCATTTTCCAATTCAAGAATTTTCTCAGGGTCATAATCATCTTTAAGATAATTAACATTAAGATTTTTAATTTCAAAATGGTATTTTGATTGTGATACACATTTAGGACAATTAAAATCAACTGTATAAGAACTGTCTCTGTATGTCGTACCTCTCAACCAAAAAATTATAAACAACTTATCAGCAAGAAAAAGTTCACCGGAATCTTTGAGACCAGTAACACGCACACATCTTCTGATTATATCGTTAATAACATAGTCAGCATTTTTATCATTAATAGATGCTAACTTTTTTACTTCGATTACTTTTAATGGTCTTGCTTCTACCATCGTATTGAGTGGATAAAGTTTACAGCCCGTAGGTAATCCTTTTATCTCCCAATAATTTTCATTGTCAACTTTTCTATTATCATGAAGAGTCTGTGGTGAATTGACCGCTGAATTAAAATCAGGATTATTTGCTCCTAATTCTGCGTCCATTTGCATCTTTTTCATCATCTGCATTACTTTTGCACCATCAGGGTCAGCGTTTTGATGGTCATTGACAACACCGTTAATATCACCAGATTCTTCTGGCAATTTACTCATATTCATAAATTATCTCCTTTAAAATTAATTCAACATCACCATATATGTATTTATATAATGTATTTTTATGCAATCCCACTACTACGTGTATTATCTGGTATGATTATACCTTTTCTGTAAATGATTATATCACAACCAAAATTAATAGCATATTTTAATGTGTCATCATTTTTATAGCTTAATGCAACATCATTAGTTCCTGCATAATAACAATTATTACACATCCAAACACCAACAATATCACCGTAAACATTGTATAATTGAATGTTTAAATTACCAACTTTATTATTATTCAATGTATTATAAAATCCACGTTCATCTACGACTGTTTTTTGCAGTTCGTGTATTAAACTCGTAACATGACCAAATCTATCTTCTTCTAATGTCAACGTTACACTGAATCCATCATGATTAAGCACCGGAAATGCCTTTGCAACAGGACCATATTTAGTTACTTCTGTGTTGAATTTATATAGAGGCACGGTAACATCAATTACATGATGCGACTTTATGTAATTGAATGCATTTCGCACCGCAGTCGGAATAGCAAATTCTTCTTGCTCTCCGGTACTTTCTTTTAATTTATCTGTATTTATATCTACAATAAATCTCCAAGACGGAAGAACAGTCTTCTCTTTATAAAAACTGTTCATCCCCTTGCTAATTGCATCTGACATAACACCACTCCTTTAATTTTTTAAGGTTGTGTAGTATCAGGGAACATTGTCCAAAAGTCATATTGGAAAGTTACATTGTATTGAACAGCAGCACCAGCAGCATAATCTAATGGTACGTCTGCAACTGCTTGTACAAATGCATTATGGAATCTAATCATTTTTGGTAGAGGTATGCCATTATAGCTATACATAATCAAAAAGATATCTTTAGTCATAAATCTTTTTGAAAGTCTTCTCGACTTACCCGCTGTCAATGCACTTTTAGGATTTATGTTAAAAATGTTTTGTTCCCACTCGTAAAATATTCTTCTCACTGCCATATCTTCAGTTTCTTCGAATGTCGCAGCGACTGTACCACCAACGTCTGGTTTTCCCGGAAAGAATTGTTTCATTCCCATCCAATCAGATTGTGTGACTGTATTTGAACGAGGTGGAATACTAATACTTCTACAACGCACAAGTAAGTCTTCCATGTCAAGCAATGCACTCTTTGGGGCTACAGTGATTATTCCCGGAATTAACAGTTGCCACATCCAGTTGCGCTGGACATCTTTCATTGTACGCATTCTGCCTTCAATTGTAAAATTTAATGGTGAACCCGGCATAATTATCCTCCTATTTGATTTGTTTTCTTTCTATTTTATAATTGTTGGTTCTTTATTGCACTCCTTTACAATTTTTCTAATTTTATTATAATTGTAATTATTTTTATGTGCTAATATTGATTTATTCAAATGAATTCTCCATCTTTTACCACAACCTTTCCCAACATAAAAAGGTTCATAATCAAATTCATATTCACCAAACTTATAATTTCCCGGTTTCCTTGGGTCAAGATACACATAAACGTAAAATCTTTTTTCTTCTTTCACTATATTCTCCTTAGTAGAATTTAAAATGAGAGGTAATCCTTACTTACTAAGGTTTCAGGAAATGGTCATGACTCCACTGTCCCTCTCTATTATTTATATCTTAAGCATACTTCAGTCTAACATCACTGAAAGAAATACCAGTTCTTGTTACAACTGTTGTGAATTGAATAAATTCAGCAGTTCTAACTGGTTGAACATAAATGTCTACATTCATTTGGTTAGTATCAATTACGTTTGATGTGTTGTTTGTTTCATCACACACAACATCATAATCTGTCAATCCACCACCCGCAAGAACACCTGCAAGGAAGTTATCAACTAATGCCCAAACTCTCAATCTTGTTTGCTCTGTATTGTTTTCGAATACGAAAGGTAACAACGCTCTTTCAATATTGTTTTCGATAAACAATAAATTTCTTCTTACTTGGATTCTGTCAAGGGCAGATTTCTTAAGCTGTGCAGTCTTTTGACCCCACATAACAAATCCTGTACCTCTGATGAACTTAACTGCATTTATATTCTTATCATACAGTTTACCAATGTGGTCATTGCTATAGACTTTCTTTTGGTCGAACACAGCAAGTGTTGCTCTGTCGATACCAGCAGGAGCCATCCAAGGGTCAGAGATATTATCTACTCTTGCAAACAACCCTGCACCATAAATGCAATTTGGAAGATAAACAAATTTATCACTATTGTTGTCATAAATCTTTGAATATCCAGCATAGATCGCCATGTGTGATGGTGATATATATCCATATCTTTCTGTTTCAAGAATTTCTTGATAAGTAATATCATCCAATGAACCAGCTTGACAAGTACCAATACAATCCAATCTTCTACCGGCAAGTTCACCCATAGCTTGTTTTGTTGTTGTGTTGTATGACGTACCAATCAAAATTTGTACAGGGAACTCTTCTCTATCATTAAAATATGTCCAGAATTCATCATCATCACTACCTAAACCTGTATTTTGTACTGTGTTGCCACCTGACAATTTACAAAGTTTGTCTCCATTGTAAACGAAAGCCCCACCATCATCTATGCCATCTGGCAAATTAGCTACTCCACTCGTACCACTGAAACTATATGAGTATTCAAATAGTTGATTGATATTCGATTGGACGTATAATGATTTTGAATTTCCATTAACGACATCTTGAATATAAAGTGATTTACCATTACCATCTAATTGTGGGCCTAATGTTCCATAGTAAGATTCAATTTCTTGTACTCTTAACTTTGTTGCTGCTCTATCAGCAGAATTTGAATACATTTCGTTCCAATTTTTACCCGCTTGTCTCTTATAAAGTTTCATTTTAAATACTTTACTTGCGATAGGGAAATGTAATGCAATGTCAGCAGATGTTCCACTTGTCCAAATTGAATTCGGACCTGATGTTATTGCTGATGTATCTGTTGGATAGTCATCGTACCCAAACAACCAATCAGCATCTGGATGTAATGTTTCTACAGTAACTGCATATTCATTACCTTCATCACCCGGACTTACAAATGATGCAAGTAAGTGTTCTGTTTGTGTATCACCTTTTGTATCGATACTTGAAATACTATCTCTTGTGTCAAATACATCCGGTGTTGCTGTTGATGGTGTAATACCATTTGTAACATCAGTATTGATAAATCCCATATCATTATCTACTTGAATCGCAGCATATTTATCAGATGCATCAAATGCTCTTACAACATAAAGTGCTGAAGATTCTTTTAAAAATTCAATAGCAGCATATGAACCATAACCAAACTCTGGTATTAATGTGTCCGTACCTGAAAGACCTGCTCCTGATGTAAACACAGGACTACCAAATTGTTCGATGTATTCTTTATCGTTAGAAACTAATACGGGTCTTCTTATCGGCCCCTTTGGTGCTCTTACAACAATAGCACCGTTAGAAATACCTGTTGCAACAAGAATTTCACTTAAGTCATTCTCACGTCTATATACACCCGGTGTTGAAAATACTCTTGGCATTTTAACCTCCTAATTTTAATATCAAAAAATTCTTATAATCTATTTATATAATTATTTATATATTTTTTTTAATTAATACACCTTTTATTTAAATAATTTATGAAAAAAGTATTAATGGCATGTTATCATCATCACCCAAATCATACTTATCATCTACCTTCTTAACATTCATATCTTTACCGTCAAAAAATTCTGTTATTAAGAAATACATACCCCAAAGTAAAGACGTTACACAATCATCGTGTGTAGTTCTTGTTTCAGCTTTAAATACATTTGGTGTCACCTCTATATATTTAGATAACTCAACAACAGTATCTTTATCATTTAATTTCAACCAACCCTTTTCAAGATATCTTTTCAAGTTTAAATTGGCATCTAATTTACTTTTCTTAGTTGACCGTATGCCTAATCCCGTTTTATCACAATTTAGTATGTGTTCATTTTCATATTCATACCACATTGTAGTTGCTGTCTCACCACCTTCACCATTATTTTCAATCATCATATAAGCATTGTTATAATAATTGCTTATAGATATACACACTTCAGCAAAATCGTGAGTGTCAATCCTATTATATTTGTATATTGCAACCTGTTCAACCGATTGTTCATTATCAATTCTCAACACTTGGATAACTGAATTATCACGTCCAGTACCTTTTGCTGTATCTATTCCCAATATATACATTGCATCTTTCTTGGGTTTTTCAAATATTGTAAACAAACCATTCCATTTTGTTGAAACAGGTTGTTTGTATTCAACCATTTCAAGAACATCACCATCCACCAATGTATTTGATGAACCAAGGAATTTGCAGTTGTGGTTGTTTATATCATTTGCATAATATGAATTATCCTTTGATTTAACATCTAAAATATCAAAAACATAATCATTATATTCAAGTAATTTTATATTTTTTATAATTTTTAATCCATCTTTAGTCTCAAGGTATTCCCCTTCCACCAATTCCTTCACGTGTATTTCTATATCACCAACAACAAAAACATGATTAAAATTGACATCAATATACAAATCATCTTCTAACGTTATCCTAACCAATGATTGTTTTTCTTTTATTTTGCCAATCCCAGAAAAATCTTTAAAACCTTCTTTTGTCTCTATTTGATAATCATCTGTAAATTTTGATTCAGTTTTATCATTAGATAATGTGATGTCATCTATATTAATGTTTTTCTTTATACCACTTTCAAATTTAATATCATCTATTTTCATTTTTTATCAATTCCTTGAATTCTTCTTCACATTTGAAATTCTTGTATATATTAACACCCGTTCTCCAAAACTTATAGAAACTTAGCAATTAGCTATTTTTCATGTTTGATTCTTACTTCATTGAGGTTGCTTAACGAACTTTTACTATTCAATAGTCTAACATCCTCTCCATAAGCGTTAATTCCTGTGGAACTCACAGTATTATTGTTTATAAAATAATTTCTTATGTTTAAAGGGGCAGGAAAATTACTCGCCTGTTGGTTGGTGTTATAGCACCAACTAACCTCTATTTTATTCTGTTATAAAAATCACCAATTCTTATATTTTCAATTTCTTCAGTTTCCTTATTTCTTATATTTATATAACTTCTTGACCCCAGACAGCCAAATTCTTGGTTAAATCTAACAGGTCCAATATCTCGGATCATTTCTTCTTTCCATTCCTCATCACGTTCAGGATGTTCCCACCACCCAACCTTGATAGGGAAAAAGTTATTACCACCGTGCTTTGGACCTCTCACAGCACCAGCCCAGAACTCGTAAAAGTGGTTCATACCAACTGGAGTTGACACCATGATAATCTTTGAAGATTTACCAGATGATACTACTGGGTATGTCGCTGTAATGAACTCTTCTGCGATATGCGGTTTCACTTTTGCAAACTCATCCATGTAAAGAAGAGATATAGTTTCACCAGAAATAGAATCAGATGATGTTGTTGCAGCTTTAGCAGCCATTCCATTTTCTAATCTGATTGATGATTTATTCCAACCACCTTCTTTTATACCTTGTTGTAACCAATTTGGTAACAACTCATATGCCATTTTGACTCTCTGCATAATTTCTAATGCAGTTTTTTCTTTATTGGCAATTATCGCAACACTTTTATCTTTATTAAACAATAAATAATGTAAAAGATATACCGTTGAAATTGTTGTGTTGTGTGATAAAATCCCATCTGTAAATAATCTGTGAGTTTTAGAATTCACAGACATATCATACATATGCTCAGATTCACATTTCAATTTTTTAACTGATATTACTTTTTCTATACCCTTTTCAGTTATCAATTTATCACCAACAATCAAATTTTTGACATACACTTCATTATAATTCTTATCCATTACAATATGCTCATCTGCACATTTCAATGTGTATGATTTAGTTTTTAATTCCCATACATCATATTTTATTGTTTTATGCACCTGGGTGATGTCTTCCCATCCCGTGTCTGTCCAAACTTCCCAATCATCAACATCAAATGACTCTATTATCTTTCCCATTTTATATATCCTAAATAATTCTGATTATTTTAATTCTATTTGAGCCAAATAAATTTTATCAGATCTTCCACCACGGTCAACATATACAGAATCGTGACCTTATCTTTAAAAGGGGGAAGTAAAATTTCCAATATATGGCATATGTGGTTTAACAATCACACCATCAACATTAAACACATCCTTAGTTGTTTATGCATTTTTATCATTATATGTCTTTTTATAATTTTCTATAATCATATCAAAAAATTCTTTTATTGGTAACTCTTTGATTTCTTTAGTCTTTTTGTTTCTCAATTTCACCAATGTGTTATCTAAAAAACATTTACCCTGTTGACGTGGCATCATCATAATAACATGTTTTCGATTTTCTGGTGGGACTATAAATGCCTTTAGTATTTTCTTTTGAAAATCCCACAGTGGTATTTTAATTTTACCTTTGTCAATTGTTGTGATGAAAAAATATTGTTCGGCAAAATAAATAATATCTTCTTTACATCGTATATATTCATCAATCAATTCTTTAGTGTATGTTATCTTTTCACCTTCAGACCGCAAACTCTGATTGCCCTGAAACATAAATTCTCCTATTCATCTTCATCTTCATCTTCATTATCTATTGGGAGTATATCTCCATCATCAATTGTAAAATCAGCATCAATTTCATTTATTTCGCTTTTTTCTTTTGCCTTATCCAACATGTCTAATAATTGATCAGATGTTAATGATATTTTATCCCCATCTCCAACATCAGAAATCTTTAATTTCCCTTGGTCAATTTTAATTTTAGCAACAGATTCATGCATCTTTCTTAATTCTGCTAATTGAGCAGTAATAGAATTTGCTAATTGACCATATACTTCATACATTCTCGCAGCACTGCCAATTTTAATATCAGAATCCAATCTATCCAAAACACTTTTACTTGAATCGATTAATCCTTTTATTTCTTTAGCAACAAAGCTGGAAACTTTTAATACCACATCATCATCATCAGATACAGGAACCGGTAATGTCTCACCACATATTGCAACTGCTATTGTTGTATCATCCTTTGGCATTCCATCTGTAAACACCAAATCCTCTTCAAATTCAGTATCAAAGGCTTCATCTAATCCTTCAAACGCTGCACTTAATTCTGACATACTATCTCCTTACACAATCCCAAACCCACTTGTATCGTGATATGTTTGGAACCAATCAAATTCTTTTATTGTATCATATTGAGAACCGCTGACGTAATAACTACCATTAACCGGAACCGCGCTTAAATTTATTGGTGTGCCCCCTGATGTAACAGTTGCACCGGACGTTTCTACACCACTCACACTAAACCCTTCCATAAATACAGATGTATCATGGAGAATGTATTTTGTGTTGATGATTTTAATAACTTTAGAGTATACAAATTTTCTGTATGCCCACCCTTTAACAGTGAGATTTATTGTCGCATTGACAAACTTTGTATCACTCTCACCCATATCATCCACAAATTCTGGGTTAACACCATCCATTGAAACTTGTAAATCTCTTTCTATATTAAGAAAAGAGAATTCCTTTACACGCAATTGTAATGATGGATTAAAATATGGTAAAATATTTTCAAGAATCTGAGCCAAATAATCTGTTGAGTCAGTCTTTATATGTAATGTAAAATTGTAATCATATGGTGCTGGTTGATAATCGGTAATGATTGTATCAACTTCAGTATCTGCATCATTTAATTCCAATGATTCTTTAAACCAGTTTCGCCATTGGTTTACACCAGTAGCCCTGTCTGGGTTATACACAATACCATTCAACACCAAAGCCATTCTTGGCAATTGAGTATAATATTTAATATTATGTTGAACACCATCAGCATCAACATAGTGGTCTTCTTTTCTGTCAAGATGGTATTTCTCAGCAGGTCCCCATGTGATCGGAACTTTGCGTTCAAAGACGGCATTACCATCCTTATCATATTTAACAACTTTCATGTCATTAAACATGTTCAGGATGGCAACACTTATCCCCTTTAACGTTCTTGGGTAATAATACGTTAACATTAATTATTCCTCTTCATCTTCACGTTCCATATCGTCAAGAGAAAATCCATTATCACCTTCTATGTCTTCAACATCACCCCTCACATCGTCAAGTTCGTCTGGTTCATCAGATAACTCATCTTTGTATTCAGCAACATCATATTCCTTACCGTCAACTTTTGCCGGATTTTTATCATATCCCATAGTTGAAAGTTTTCCTAATATCCATTTCTTCACTGCTTCAACATCGTATTCATCTTCTTTGCCTTCTAATTCTAATTCAACATCAGCATACACATCATCATAATCATATGTATCATTAATACCATCAACTGATTCACCATCAAGTTTAACTATCTTTACCGATGCAATCTGATCTTCATTGTTATAAACATTGAATGTCACGTTAGTTTCAGAATCAAAAGATTCTATAGGTCTAAAATCATAACCTTCGAAAATGTAACTCTCTTTTATATAACTATCCATTTGTTTTAAAATAGATTGTTCTCCTAAAATTCCCATTTGAACCTCCCATTTACACTTCTGGTTCTACTTCAATATCAAGTTCCTCTCCATCTTCTTCTGGTGCTACTTCTTTATCTTCACCATTAAGCATATCAAAAAGAATTGCATAAACTTCATTCTCAAGCTCTTCTTTTTCCATTTCAAATTCTTCAGCCTTTGCTGTAATCGTTTCTACTGTTACAGGTTCGCCTTCAGTAAAGATAGCAACAACTTTCGCTTTTGTATCTTCATTGTCTTGGTTGATAGCTTCTTCTTCTTTTTCTTTTAAAAAATCTGTGAAACTCATAGGTATTTCTCCTTGTTAATTGTTTTCATCTCTATTTTGTTCATCTTTTAATAACTCTATAAGTATTGATACAACTTCACGAACCCACTAAAATGTTTCTGTTTCGTCATCAAATTCTACATCTACACCCGAAACGACAATATCAAAATCCTTTTCTATCAAAACTTCATTGTACAACGATAGAGCTAATTCGGCAACGCTCTTCTCATACGTCTCAAAGGATACGTCTGAAGCCAGCTTAAGCTGTCCAATGACAGAAAGTATAGTATCATAGAAAAGGCTCTGTACGTCCTCTAACGTGCCCACAGTACCAGACAATTCTCCATTCATTTCAGATGTTAATCTATCTTTATCTTCATCTTCAATAGCTAAGTTTTCCAACTTAACATCAAAGCCAAAATTATAATAGTTGAAATCATCATCTTCACGTATATACCGGTTTAAATCTTCTAATATCATAATAATTCCTCATCCAATGGTTGTTCTATATTGTTATATTCCCAACATGGGATGTCTATTAATTTTATTCGTTTCTGTAAACAATAATCTTTCTTTATCTTATCAGTGATATTTATATTTTTTAATCTTTTAGATTTATTACCAAAATCTGTTGGTTTTCTTTCCTAACCAATCATAAAATCTGGTTTTGCTGATTCTTCGTACATTCTATTGTACCATTTTTCTTCATCTTCCCTACCCTCAGAAACCAATGATGCACCATCAATTGTAATTCCATCTGGTAAAGTAACACCATATTTTCTTATATGTCTACCCAACAATTCTTTACAACGTGCAATAGCTAATTTCTTAACCAATCTATTGTTGTATAGATATATTGCTTCAGTTCTCTTATATAATGCAATCATTCCCATCCCACATTGTTTTGGTGTAGGAACGATTTGTAGGACCTCTCTTTCTTTGTGCCACTTTCCCGTGTATTGTTTACCAAACATAACTTTGATTTGTTCAAGATACTGCATTGATGTTTGATATTCTGATATAACCAAACCCGTATTACCACCCGATCGAGATCCCGGCCCTCCCGGATAGTTACCTTTATTTACCCATTGATCATAAAGTAACACATGTTCTGGACTAAACAGCGTGTTGATGCCATATAAGTTAGTAGCTAAATCCATATCATATATTGCTTCAATATTATGACCCGATAAATGATATTCAGAAACACCAGCGGACACAAGAATACTTGTGTAATGTAAATAGTTACCCTCAGAGGAATTCATCTCTTGGTAGTCTTGGATGGTAGTTTCTATAATCATATCCATTTGTCCATCTTCAGATGTATCTAATTCTACCTGCATCACTGGAAAACCAAGCATATGCATTATATAAGATTTTAATCCTTGTAGTGTTGTTATTCTTGCCATGTTTATACCTTCTTAAGTTCTTTAGAAAGAATTTGTTTTTTCTTCTTTTTTTTAATTTTCACTCCAGCCAGTGGTTTTTTCTCAACTATAGGTTCTTTAGGTGCTTCCACCCAATCATTCACCTTTTCAAGTTTTGTTTTTGGAACCATGTCACCATATCCACCATAAAGTGAAGTGGGTGCTGTTGTTCCATCAACTACTGGTTTTGGTTCTTCTTTTTTGATAGTTCCCGGCACATCAACCACAACAACTTCTTTTAATTCTTTAAATGTTGGGATGTCATTGGGTACTCTGTAAGGTCTTTGATCAAAAGGAATTTTAATAACACCTTCACCTTCTTCACCAATGTACTTAAAAGAAAAATCATATCCAATCGTATTAACAACAAACATATTAAACCTCCAAACTAAAATTCATAAAAATTACTTTCACTTGTATTTATACATCAACAAAAAAAGGGTAGGTGAATAATTTTCACCCACCCTTTCTATTTTATCTTGAATGCTATTTCAGTATTTCAAAACTAATGCTTACGCGCCAGCAATGATTGAGCTAACATTATAGAAACTAAGAAGTCTGTAGTATCTTCCACTTCCAAGTAAACTATCTGTAATAGCATATCTGCTCATTACACCAATTCTTGGAGAGAAGTCATCGGGACTAATAGCTCTGTTTTGAAGACCCATGATGTAAGGACTAAAGATAATACCAGCATCAGAAATACCTGGACCTTTATATCCTACAAGTGCATAATCTGCTCTTGCGTATTGATCTCTGTAAACTTCAATAGAACCATTAAGCCTACCAATAGCTGCCATAACTGTAGTTGGATTTACTTTACTGTCGTATTGTACAAATTGGTGTCCTGCTGCTTGTAAGCAAGATGCTATTGCAGGAGATACGATAACAAAGTTACCCGGTCCACGTCTTGTTGTGATAGCAATTATATTTGCTTGATGAATAATTGAAGCAACGATGTTCATGTATTTTTCACCAGACCATCTACCGTCAATATCTCCACCTGTCGCGCAATTAATAGAAGTGATTGAAGCACCACCATTAGAAACGTTAACTGAAGCGAGTTTCATTCTGTAAAGCAATTGTCTGTCAAGTTCAGCAGTAACTTCGTACTGAAGAACATTAACCATTTCTCTTTCAATTTCCACACCATGCATCGCTTTGATGTCTTGTGCTGCTTCAAGAGAGAAAGATGTTGCAACTTTTCTTGTTTCAGCTTCAATAGCCACTTTGTCAATTCTAAGACCCAATTGTTTCCATTCGGCTTGACCTGAACATGTACCCATGCAACCATCGAAAATTTGAAGTGCTTCACCCGCTGATGTTGAAAGACCAACACCCGATGAATCATAAATACCAGCATTTTGTGCTGACAATGCACCTGTACCATAAATTTGAGCTAATGCCGCTGATGTGGCAGTTCCACCTGTGTATCCACCCCAATAGTCAACGCTATCCCATGCAACTTCTTGTCCTGTTCCAGCTTTATCATATGTAAATCTTAACGCATATGACAACCCAACTGGAGTATTCATCGCTTGTACACCAACAGTTTTGTTAGCGAACAAATCAGGGAATGTTCTTCTCATTAAAGCTAATGCCACTGGACGGAATCTCCAGTTAGCGTTTGAAGCGTCAAGGTTAGTAGTATTAATAGTACCATCCGCTGCTTCAGTAAACAATTCACGACCGTTCATATCTTTAGTTTCTTGGTTCTCAAGAAGCTGTGCTAAGTTTTCCTTAACATACGGGTCTGAAATGCCTTTGATGCTCATTGGGCCAGTACATTCTTCCCACTTTCTTATAAGTTCTCTTTTAGACATATTAAATATCCTCCTGTATTATTAAAAAGATTCTTTCTTTTTCTCGTTTAAAGTATTTATATATTTTCTTTTTAAAATATATAATTATTCGCTAAATCACTCATTGATAAGTCTTTACTTTCATTGATGTCTTCGTCTTTTACAACAGCTTTCTTAGGAGCATCGAGACCTTCATTTTCTGTAAGTACTTTATCCACTGTCTTTTTCTTTGTTGATTCATCAAGTTGTTTCACTTTTTTCTTAATGCTCTTTTTTACACCTTCGTGAAGCACTACAATAAAATCATCAATCTTATCATCCACCTCTTCAAATTTTCTGTCTTTAAATGTTTTAACGACATGATTAGTTTCAGATTCAGTAAGTCCTTTTGTTTTTTGTGATATCAAAAGAAATACACCGGCTTTTTCCAATCTTTCTTCATATTCCATATTCTTAGCGATCGATTCAGTCAACTCTATTTCTTTCTTATCTCTATCTTCCTTAAGGTCTTTGATTGCTTTTTCACCAGTCGAATCAAGTTCTACGTGATGTTTAGCAAATGCTTCCTTAAGTCCAGTAACCAATGGAAGTAAAGTTTCATTAATAGCAATTTTTTCAAGCATAGCATCTGAAATGTTTTCATTGATTGTACTTTCAAGGAATGAATCCAATCTTGACACAATCTTAGTTTCCAAGTTCACAAGTTTACCATCATAAGTTTCCATTAACTTGGCTGTTTCAGCTTCCAATCTTTTACCAACTTCTTTACTACAATATTCTTCAGATAGAGTTGAGTATTCTTTCTTCATACTCTCTTCTTTAAGAGCAACCTGTTCGTTAACCTTTTTTCCCACACGGTCACTAATCATTTGCTCAATTGCACCCTCAAAAACTTTCAAATCTTCAGGTGTTAGAAGCTCTCTAATCTTTTGAGTAATTTTTTTTGACATATTAAATTTCCTCCTAATAATTATTCACATAAGTATTTATAATTTGTATATTTAAAAATCATTAATTATTTTAAATAATGTTCTTTTTTATGTTTTCAAGAAATTCGTTAAGATAATGTAATGTATGTATTGACATATCCTTACGAGTATATTTATTAAATTTCTCATTAACTCTTTTTTGTAAAATTTCTACAGCTTTCTCTACAAATTCTCCATCTTTACCGATAATAAATTCTTTATTTTCAAGTACACCTTCCACGAATGCTGATGGTGCTGATGGGTCAGCAACGATATCTATTGTAATTAAATTGTAATCATCCTTTACAAATTCACCATCAAGTGAACCAACACCACGAGTTGACATTCCCACAACCACACCTTCGTCAACTAATGTTTTTGCTATTCTACCTTTAGGTGTATCTATAAGTCTTGCCACACCATAGCCAATATTTTCCTTCATTTCCAATTCAGTGATGATATGAGAAACTCTGTCCAAATTAACTGTTGGGTCTGGTGGATGGTCGAGTTCACCCAAAGAGCGGTTGTTCTTAATCTTGACATCATGGAACTTTTTTACTTCACGAAGTAATGTTTCGTGCATGTACTTTCGTCCATTTTTATTTAATGTGCCAGATTCAAGAAATGGGCCTTTGAGGTAGTATTGTTTCTTTTTCTCTCCATCAATCTCGACATCTTCTTTAATTACATCTATGTTGTCAAAACTTATGAACTCACAAAGCATTTTCAAAATTTACCCCCTTACTTAAATTTTCTTCAGCAGTTAATATTTGTAAATTGGACCAATTAAAACATTTTTCTTGTTCTTCTGGTATTGATAAATTAAAACTTGAACATGGTTTAATGTGGTCAATATGATATTCTTTACCAGAGTTTTTCATACAACATTCACACTGTGATGTTAAACCACCAATTTTACTTATATCTTTATAAAAATATTTTAACTCTTTTTTCTTCTTTACGTTTATTTCGTTGTGTCTGATGTTAATGCCAATACCTCTTCCATTTGTTCTCTTGATACGCCATTTATTGTTGACAGCACATCCATTTTCTTTTCGTCAACCTTAGCTTTAATCATTGTAGCTGCTTTTGCGTCAATGTGGTGTTTCAAGCCAGCCCAATCACCATCAAGCACCGTTTTCATGAGTGATTTCATATTTTCCTCCTTAATAGATTATTGTCCTATATTATTATTTATGTATTTTCTTATTGTAAATTAAATATACGCTAACCATAAGATGCATATAATGATTTATCTGATTCACTTGCACTGTTTACATACGAGACGACTACAGTGCCCCTGAACCATCAATATCCACAATAGTTACAGATTCGCTGTCTAAAGTTCATGATTATTCTCCTTTATTTTTACCATGATGCTTCTTCTTAATTATCTGTTTATCCATTTCGATAAATTCTCTAAGAATTTTATTATCTTTACTGTTCGTCAATTTAAAACTTTCACCACCCACATCAAATTCTCCGGCTGGTGTTGCACCCGCACCACCTTGAAAGTCTCCACCTGTTGGTTCTCCGCCAACTTCTGGTTCTGGTTCTGGTTCTGTATCTCCACCGAATCCACCCTCATCTCCTCCTCCAGCATTAGGTTCTGCTCCACCGAATTCTTCTTCACCAGTCTCTCCACCAAATCCAGATTTGTTCCTTAGTTGAAGTGCTGCTTTCTTTTCATTTTCCAGCATCTCTTTATTTTTATTATACTCATAATCAGACATCATAAACCAATTACGTAATACAAATTCTTGAGAGAAATAACCGTTTTCATTTTCTTCTGGTTTGTAAATGTATGCTTCGATTGAACCAAGTAAAGCAAAACGATTTTCCAACAATTCCATATCTTTATATTCTTTATACTCATTTTGTTCTGTAAAAATTACATTATACAATGAGTAATCAACATATCGTTTGTCAACTTCACCCCTCACTCTTAACAAAGTGATGAATGCATCAAGAAGTATCGGCTTGAATTTCTTTTGGAGTCTTTGAACAAATTTTGAAAATTGAATTTCTTCTCTTGTGATTTCTCCAGATTTACCATTACTATACATATTTGAACTGTCAACATCTCCCCAACGAGAAGATGGGAGTTTTAAAGTTTTATATAACTTCTTCAAGAAATATTCCACATCTTGCATCTCACCAAGGTTTTGTCCAGCACCCAGTGTGTCTACTGATGTACCTTCACCGTCACCATTCTTTGGAAACCAAAAATCTTCAACCATTGCTTGAATATTTCCAGCACTATCCATTGCACCAGTGCTTGTATCATATTTAATTCTCTTTCTGTAACGTTGCATTATACCACGCATATATTCATCAGCGCGTGTCTTATTCATTCTACCAACGTTAACATTCCAAATTCTTCTTTCAGGTGCTCTTACCAATCTGTAAATAACAACAGCATCTTCAAGGTTCTTTAACTGGTTGTATGTTCTAATTGATGCTTCAAGGAATCCTCTTACATCATATCTGTTTCTACCGATATCGCCATAATTGATATAAACAATTTGGTCTTTGTCAAAATAGATGTTCTTATCTTCAGATGGAGCACCATAACTTTGTCCAGCATCGATGTTGATTGGTTTCACTGATTGCACAAATCCAACTATATTACTTTCTTCGTAAACAGGTATCATAGTGTGTGCAGGTAAAATTTTAAAACCGATAATGTCATCACCTTCATTGTTAAGAATCAATTCTATATATAATTCTCCATCAGTCATCCATTTTCTAAATAAATCAAATGCATTTTCAGAAAAATTAAAGACCTCATCCAACATATAATTCCATTGTTTCTTCACTTGGTCTTCTATATGAGTTGGTAGTTCTTCTTTAATGTCAAGTTCAATCATAACACCCCTTGAAGATTCTGCCATTGCATCATCACATATATTATCAAGAGCATCTGAAATTTCAGGATATCTTGCCATTTCACGATATGTTGAAATACGTTGTGCTTTGTTTCCAAAATATTGATCAAATTGAATATTGATAGATGTCATACCATGCATATATCCACCATACTGCTCTGACGAATTGTAGTTAGAACCAGTTGGTGTAGTCATCCCTAAATCAAATTGTTCTTGAGACAGACCCTGACTATTCTGTGTTGCTTCCCTATCTTTAAGATCATCAGACATCCGTCCTACCTTAAAGTATTTGGCATATCTATTTAAATCAAAAAAATCTCCAATTCCCATTTTATACTCCCTTATTCAAATAATGAATCTATATATTCAATTGCATAAGGATTAAATCCCTTTGACTCATATACAGATTTTTTCTTTTTCTTTTTTGTTGTTCTTTTAAGTGTCATACCAATCTTTGGTGCATAATCACCACGCCCACCAGGAACAGCAATATCTCCGGCTGTAGTTGTAGTTATACCGGCATCAGCATCTTCTTCAATACCAGTCAATTTTTCAATTTGTGTTTGTATTTTTTCTTTATCTTCTTTGAGCTTATCCATATTTTTTTGTACTTTGTCAATGTCAAGCTGAATCTTAGATCTTTGTGTTCTTAATTGTTCTAATGTCATAATGACTCCTATTTGATATTGTCTTTACAGACATCCTCTATTGTTCCCATTAAACTTTCGAAAAGGGAATTGATTTTTTCATCATCTGTACCATGTGTTAAATCCAAAAATGCATTTGTGAATTCTTTTGAATTGACGATATTTTCTTTAAATGTTTCAATTTTATTTTCTGTTCCAAAATCGTTTAAGTACTCTTTATAAGACATTGCTATCTCCTTTATTTTGTATACTTTCAACCATTAGTGTTTGAAGCACCCCTTGAAAATCATCTCTGTTGTATTTTTCAGCAAGTTTTTGAATATCCTTTTTAATTCTGATAATCTCTGCTCTCTGGTCAATGCTACCCTTTACTACAATTTTATTATAAAAATCATTTGACAATGTAGATAAATACAAAAAACTATTTAAATTGATTAGTTTACTTCCGAGTAACCTTTTTAATTTAAATATCAATCTATCCAACACAGTCAATGCATGTCTTTCCTGTTCTGATTCTGGTTCTTTAATAATACGTCCAGCGTTATTGACTAACCCCAACATATACCCTTTGGTGCGAGTAATCGGTGTGACGAGTTTCTTAATTAAAATATAAGAAATTATATTATCTACATTCTCACGTTGCATTTTAAATGTTATCCTTAATTTTTAAATCCACCAAATAATTCTTCAAACCCCGGAGGTAAATCATGTTTTGGTTTGTCAATACATTTAGCACAATAAACCCGAACATTTTTTCTAACTTCACCCTTAATTATTTTTGCTATTACAACACCACACCGTTCACAAACTATTGTTTTCATAATATTATTTTGGTTTAACCAGTACTGATGCACATCTCTTATTGATTCTATCAAGCATTTTCATTTTCTCTTTGTAAATAATATCTCTAACTTTCTTTTTTACCTTATCTAATTCTTTCCCTCCATCAGAGGCAACGATAACTTTTCTCAATTCATTACCGATACTTGAACTGATCTTAGTTTCATTTGGGAAAAAATTATCAATATAAAGACCAAGTCTGTTTACAAATTCTGGTGGTAATCCCATCTTACCATCATTGTAATTAGATTTTGTATCCTTAACGTCAATATCATCACGTGCTTTATCTTGACGCTTCTCTACTGGTTTTACATTTATTCTATCCTTTTCATCATCCAAATCCTTTCCTAAGAAAGTTGTTATTTCATCTAAAAAGTTTTCATATAATTTTTCCATCTTATTCTCCATTGTATGTCATTAATGTATGACCTTGTATTTCATCATCAATTTCAAAACCT